ACTATGTTTTGCAATTTCAGGGTCTTTTTGCCATCTATGTAAGCATAGAGTTATATACATTTTATCAATGAAATTAACCTCTCCTATTTCATCTTTCCATTTGACGATTTGTCCTTTCTTAAACTCATTGAAACGCATGTAATCCTCCTCAGTGATTGTCAACAACGTCCCAAAACCATCCGATTGATTTGATATAATCAAAGCATGAATGTTTAGGCAATTCTTTATACCTATCTCCCCTAGAGTTTCTAACAGCGTCCATGTACAATTCTAAGTCAATTACTGACTCAAACGTGCCATGTAATTTGTCTTCATTGTCATAAACTTTGTACTGCATTTGTCTAGGGGTTAGTGTTAATTAGCGAGAACAATCATCAACATTATTATATGTGAGTTGATTGTAATCATGTCATCATAAGTCATAATCAGATGATTAAATCTACTTGAGTTTGTGATATTTTAATTCTGCGAACATCACATACATCGTTAACATCTTCATCATACACTTTAACATTAGTTGTTAATAGTTCTTCAGGCAAAGATTGTAGTTCTGTGAGTAAATCAAGGTAGGTCATTTGTTCGTTAGTAGAGAATGTATCGACATAACTATCCCAACCAGTTGTTAACGTATTCCAAGCGATTAGGATAATTGGTTGCATAATAGTACGTTAGTTAGTATTACTTATAATGCACCATGTTGTCGAGTTGATTGTTATTTTCATTGGGCAATTCTGTGCCACTCTTATTAACATACTCCTTAATAATAGCGTATGCTTGATTAAAAATAGGAGTGAAATCTAACTCTCCTCGCAAACAATGAGCGAGTTCATCTATCTGCTCTGATGTTAAACAATGGTCAGGATGTCTAATATCACATAGAGGGATAGTATGTTCTACTAATTCATTCAAATTAATAGTAATTTCATAGTCACGATATACTGGCATGGGAGGATTAGGGTGTAATTGTTGATAATCAGGAGTGATGATTACGTCCATATTTATCTCTCCCAGTACATTGAATTAAACTCAGCAATGTTTAAGTAATCATCATCATGTACCTGGGAATTGTTATCAATTTCAAAGACGAATTCATCTGCAAAATATTCAACTGGTATGCCTCCTAAATCCTCACAGCAACGCAATATGTCGCCTATTTGTTCATCTGACATCTCACATATGTCAATACAATATGCAATGTCCTTTTCTAATTGTGTCATGGTTGTTGTTAATTAAGGGGCAAAAAATCGGAGCGAGATCCACATATGATGGGATGATTGTGAGTTAGTTCTATTCACATAGGTCTTCAAATATCTTAAATGCTGTTGCATTTATGGCATCTAATGTACCCTTGCTAAATGTGCATAACTCGTTTAATTGGTGGTCTGTTAGTTTATTACTAACTTTGAAATCGTCCCACGCTGTTTCAAAACAGTCCTCTAATAATTCTTCGTGATGTAAAACTGACATGATAAATTAAACTCCTACTAATGATAATGAGTTATGATGTTCTTGTTTTAAATGTAAACAAGTACGGTGAATTTGGAAGAGCAAACTCATATTAACTCCCTCCCAATCTGTCCAGTCTGATACATAATCTTCAACATCAAAATCACCAGTCCCATCTACACATAGTGGGCATGATTTGAAATCTAAATTATCATCAATCCAGAAGATTCTTCCGAAGGCATCACTACTATACATTGTAAGTTACCTCCGTAGATGATACAAACTGCCACATATTTGAGTGATCTACGTTGTTATCAACGTACTCAAATTTGTGTATTTTGTCATACACTTCATTGACATATTGTTCAGTTGTCATTATTCTTTTGGACATAGTTTGTCCCATAAATGTTAAGATTCTAAGGACTCTATCGTACTGTTTAACACCGTCTCGTGTTTTTACAGGATAGTAATCACTAACCATAGAACCAGTTTTTGAAGAAAGTTGCATAATAAACTCCGTAAGTGTGTGAATTAAATGTTATTAAACTTGGGACATTGCCAAGTCTTTTAGATAATCTTCGGCACAATCTTGTGCATCATAGATGTTATCAAAAGAACCAAGATCGACCTGATCGCCTACAATGCAACCAGTTGAATCATCATAGTTCATAGAACGAACTTTGAAAACATCACCACCGTAGTGATAGATTGAAAGATTTGGATCTAGAGTATTCTCACGTCTGTAAGAATCGAAAGAAGATGTTCTCACACCCTGAGACCACTCGAAACCTAGATAGTCATCACATAGATTGACGCACTGTTGAAAAAGAGTTTTAGAAATTGAATTTGACATAATTTTGAAATTGAATGTTTGTTACCTTGTAATCAAGTGATTTTGCTCTTCCTTGATTATGTACTTAATATAGCATAGATTTGAGCAAAAATCAAGCGACCTTGTGCCACTTTGTATGCTGTCACTGGGTTTATCTGATGTAACCGTTTTCGGTTACCATGAACTTATCAAGTGTTGGGATGTCTAGATCAGCATCATCAAAATCAATCTTAGCACACCCATAAACACCCCACTCGCTCAACTCCTGCACGAACTCTGCCCAGTTAGCACATACGCAAGCGACATTCTGGAAGTTTTCAACCTCTAGAATTCTGTTGATGATGGTTTGAGTTTTTGACATAATAGTTCTTTCGTGTATATACCTATTATACACACGCAACTACCCCAAATGGGAAAAATGTGTGCCAGTATGTAAACTGACACACTATGTCTTGACTGCTTATTTAATTACATTTAGTGTTACAGATGGTGCTGTTACGTTATCAAGTAACTCATCAAATAACTCAGGATCATATTCATCTATCTGCTCTTTTAACTCTTGTGATGATGATTGATCGTATGTATATACGAGATCTTCATAAACATATTGTGCAAGAGTTTTAGTGTCCATGTTATCAACTAAGAGTTCAGCATACTGTTCAATTAGTTCTCTCTTTTGATCTGGTGTGAATGATACTTTGTTGGATGAATTAGTCATGGAAAGTAGGAATGAATGGTTCAGGGTTAGTGTTACATAGTGCGTCTAATTCCGCATAGTGTATATCAACTGCGGTCTCTAATTTCTCAAAGATGTTATCAACATCCTCATTAAACTGTTCATCATTAGTATCATCTGAATTTACAATATATCCCTCCATGATATAAAGAATCGTGGAGATTTGTTCTTCAGTTAGTGATACTGGCAACTCACAATTAGGGATGGTAGGTGTTAGTATCACCTTAGCATCTAACTCACTATTTGTTGCATTTGGATTTGCAGATTGTCTGTAGTTCATGCTAACCTCCAGTCGTATTTGGTGATGGATTGTTTACAATCAGGACATGTTAATCCTGAGAAGTTGAAGTGATAAACTGTGCGTACTGATTCACATTTAGGACATGCAATTTGCTTCCCATTCTTACCAGCACGAGTGTATCTTGTGACGTTCATTGTTAGTACCTCACCTGTAATCTTGGTTCTGGTCTTACAAACTCACTCACATTATACAGTTGGTCACTAATAAAATAACGTGAATCTTGGGAGTTATATATTAAAACTCCAATGATGATTAAGAGGAATAGTTTCATTCTACCTCCTCACATGTATAAACTTCGTATTCATCATCATCCAAATACTCCCAGTCAGTGTTGTTATTTAAGGCAAGAAATTCTGCTTCTGATTCATTCTCTGCCTCAATATATGTGATGTAGTTTGTTACTCTGGAAGCAACAATTCTATACTCTTTTAGTTTAACAGTCATTGTTAATCCTCCGTTGGTGTGATGTACTTAAGTGCCTTATCATCAGTTGTTTCTAATAACTTACCTACCTTATATTCAAATCCATCACAATACTCAACCTCTTCATAATGTTGGCAATGTTCAAAATCAGATGCAATTCTTTTTGCTTCTGTTTTATTATTAGCACCAACTGTTACTGAATAATAAACAATTTTCTTTGCTTCAAATGTGTAACTGTTTAATAGATCAGACATTAGGATTTACCTCCAATAAAATGTTAGTTTCTAATTCAAATATCTCTGGTTCTATACCTTTTGACCTTGCAAGTGCTTCAAGGAAAATGTTAGTAACCTGATCTAATTCATCTGGTGTGAATAGATCATAGAGATCAATCTTTGTTTCGCTCATTGTTAGTAACTCCAACCTGTGTTTGATTGTATGCTATGTAAGAATCTTGGATTCTCAAGTATAATATCTCTTACTCTTTCTCTGTCTAAACTATCACCATCACCCCAAGAATAATGAACATATTCTAAATCACCCTTCTCAATTCTTCTCTTATATGTAAAGAACGCATCATAAATGTGTCCCTTAGTTAAACCTTGAATAGGGTACAAGTCACTGTTTGGTGCATAGAAATCCCAAACATAATTAACAAACTTGTTTAATTCTTTGATAGTTGGCATTACTTTTTACCTCCCTTAGTTGTAGATTTGGTTGAAAGATTAGATAAGAAGTAGTAACGAATTACAGGAGTTGGATTTAACAACTGTTCATACACTTCTTTTGAAAGATTTGTGTTCATTGGTTGAATTCGTTTGAACATTCTTATTATAAGGGAAAAAACCCCCAAAATGGGGGTTTAGTGTGCAACTTAGTTAACTGTCACATATATGCTTCTGGTTCTGTGTCTGTTGTGTCAAACTCTAAAAAGTAATAATCCATATTAACACTTAGTCTCTCACATTCCTTCAATACATCTTCATATGCCTTCCTATTTGTAAAGTCTATTGTATAACAACTCGTTTCGATTGTGTATGGTTCTTTCATACAATCACCTCCGATTTAACTTTAATTTGTTTAAACACTTCAATACAATCTAATGCTTGTTGATATGTTCTAAATGAAATTCGTCTAGCAAATTGTTCATCAGGGAACCAATAACGAAGAGTTGTGTTCATAGTTATTTAACAAATGGGTATAAAAAATAGGGGGAATTGCACCCCCTAAGTGTTACTAACTGTTGGCAATGTAGTCATCAATGATTTGGACAACTTCTGCTGCTGTTTGTGCATCTTCTAGTAGATTGAAAAGAGCAACTTCAGGATTAAATGCCATGATAAAGTAATTAAGTAAATTTACAATAAGCAGTTTAGAGTCATACTTAGGACTAAAGATTGATTACCTTAAGTATAGGTAACCACCTGCCCAATCTGCTCTTGAATAACACTCTTGACGTTGATTAATGATCCTTAAATCATATCTAACGTGCTTTGCTGGTGATTTCCAAGATGCAGGTTTATAAACTTCACCTGTATTCTTATCAATGAAAGCATGAACACCGCCATCAACTTGAATAATTTTGATGTACTTCTTACCTACCTTAGTTTCAAACTTTACAGGATTAGGTGAATCAGGGTAACGTGAATTGTAGTTTGCTTCAAGAGCATCTACCAAATCCATTGCCCACATTTCAACTCTTGTTTGTAATTGGTTTGAGACTGTCATAAAGGTGTCTTTGTTTGGTACTCTGTTATTATAAGTCATTTTAGAGGCAGTGGGGAGAATAGTGGTCACTTTGCTCACTGTCCTAATGTGTATGATCCTAACATACAATTTCCATATCTGACCTCAGCATATCCATACTCTACAGATAGGTCTAAGCATAGACCCCAACAATCATCTAGATTAACAAATGAGGAATTCTCATAAGGTGCGGATGGGCAATGAACTGAATATCTCATAGTTTTAAAATTCGTTTGATACTATTATTATACACACGCAAGCACCCCAAATGGGAGAATAGTGTGCAGTTTACAGACTGGCACACTAAACGTATGCTCTTGGTGGAATACCCTCTATAAAGATATATGAAACAATAGATTGTAATCTCTTTGCTATTCTTTCACCATACTTACCAGTCATAGGTACAACTATTTGACCAAATCTTTTATGGTATAAGTTATACTGACCAGCAGGTATTTTACCCTCCTTCATTAATACTCTATCCTTCTCATGTATCCTAATAACTCTACCTATTGTCTGTGCCATTTCAATAGTAGGTAAGTTTCTTAGCATCACTGAATGAGTCAAACCAGGAACATTTATACCCTCTGAAAGTATACTATAGTGGAAGATTACAAACTTCTTGTTATCATCTTTGCCCCAATCTGTAAGGACTTGGAAGAACTTTTCTCTACCAACTTTCTTACCATTGATGATAGCACCATGCTTAGATGTGATGTGCATGATGTTATAATCATGCTCTAATAACCATGACTGAATATCAGTTTGTGAGAGCATATTCCAGAGTATTCTTGTTGTTGGAGCAGAGACAAGTACCTTTGGATTGTTATCAGTTATGTTGGTAAGTATGTCCTTTAAGTTATCACTATCAACCTCATGTGCGTTTAACTTAGTACGCTCTCTATCTGTCTTAAATGGTATAACTTTAGGGTATAAGATAGTGCCACTATCTATTAACTCCTTAGCAGCAGTTTCTTCTAACTTCTCACCATATATCTCCGCATTATTCATACCACGTTCCGCACTAATACTATTCTTAGAACGTGAAATGCGTGGTGTAGCAGTAAAGAAGTAGCGTGGTATTTCATACTTAGCAACTCTCTTTATCTGCTGAAAGAATACTTTGCTAGTGCCATTGTGTGCTTCATCAAAGTATATTCTATCAATATTTACCATGCTATCTAATACTCTGTGGAGTGAATGATAGGTGGTAAAGATTAACTTATCATACTGAGGATTAGTGCAACTCCAATGTGTTAATTCTTGATGTTTTGTGGTGCTAAAATGATGTGTTTCACCACTATGTACATGTGCTATTTGTACATTTGGAATAGCAGATTCAAACTCGTTAGATAACTGATTAGCAAGCAATATGCGTGGTGCTACTATAACAATCGTCTGTGTTTTGCGTGGAGTTTGTGATAATATTCTATCGCAATCTGCTATCATAATGAATGTTTTACCACCACCAGTAGGTATAATAATCTGACCAGACTTCTCTGTGGTCATGTTATTATATGCTCTTAACTGATGTGGTCTCAATGTATCTTTCAAAGAATCCATTTCAAAGGACATAATCATTATAAACAAAAAAACCACCCTTGTGGGGTGGTTGTGTGCAGGTTGTGTGACTGTCACACTAAGCGGTTACTCCTGTCTCTTTTAGAATTAGTTTAACAAATCCCTCAAGATA